TCGCCCGCCGCAGCGTGACGGATAACCTGAATTGTGCGTTGCCGCCGGAAGGCCGCAGCCTTTCGGTCAGCATCTAAGCGTTAATATACGCGCGACCGTCTGACTGTCAATAGGAATTTCATCGATAATTTTCCAGGACCAATCGCTGCCGGGCTGTTTCCACCTTCCGGGCACCACTGGCCTTTCTGGCACCCGCGAGCCGGGAAATCGTCGCCTCCAGCGTGTCGATCCGGTCGGCCATGTCCCGCTCCACCGCCTCTTTCGCCCCGAACATCCGCCCCTGGCCAAAGGTCTCGCGGACCGCCTTTTGGGACACCCCCCGGTGTTGGGCCACGGCCTTAACAAAAGTCTCGCCGGCCTCGTCCACCCGCCGCTGAAGCTCCCGTAGGGCATCTGGTTGCAAAGGTGAATCCTGGTTGAACTCGGCTTTGTGCTCGCCGTAAGTGACGTAAGTCGCCTTTACGCCAAGTTCCTCATTCATGACTGAATAGTCATAGTGGACGGCCAACATGCCTATGCTGCCAACGTCGCCGCTGGGCGTCACCACCACCTCGTCGGCAGCGGAGGCAATCCAATAGGCCGCTGAAGCCGCCATGCTGTTGGCCACGGCCACAATGGGCTTGCTGCCGCGGGCCGCGAAGAGCCTTGACGCCACCTCCGGTGTGCCGTAGTAGTTTCCGCCAGGACTGTCCACGTCGAGGATGATGGCGCCGACATCGGAATCATTAACCAAGGCGTCAATTTCTCTGCCCAGCCGCTCGGTGGATACGCCGCCGGAAAACTCACCCATCATGTCCATGCGCTGGGCAATCACGCCTACGATCGGCAACACGGCCACCGAACGGCTGACCACCGTCTTGCGCTCGGCCCGGTTGGCGGCGGCCACCCTCTCCACTGTGGCGGCGTCGATCGTCATGCCGGCGGCTTTCATTTCCAGGAATTCGAGCATGGCGTCCATCTTTTCGGGCAGGATCGGCCAGAGGGAGCCTTGGAAGGCGGATAGAATGGCGTTATAGCGTTTCATCGAAGAACCTCGCTTTCAATAAGTTGGCGAGCGTTGCGGCTCGCGTGGTTTTCCAGGTTTCAAGCATAGTCTGCACGTCGGCGACGGAGTTGTCCAAAACGCCCGCAGCGACGTAGAGCCAAGACACCAGCGACTCCGGCGAATGTGCGATTTCGGTAGCTGCCAGCCAGGCCACACAAATCGGATCGAGCGTTTTTATCACATACGAGTTGTGCTTCGCGTAGAATGCGGTGGCCCACGTGTCCCATTTATTTCGGTCCTCCGCCGCCCGGTCGGTCCTTGCACTCAGCCCGTGAATCTCAGCCGCCGCGATCCGGGCCGCCGCTTCGTCCAAAAGTACCGCGAAAGCAGCCTCAGCGGACCTTTTTTTTTGCTTCCGCTTTTCAAACGCCGTCGGTTCTTCGTCGCTTTCAGCGGCGGGCTGCTTCGGTTTGGGTTGCCCCTTGCCCGGCTGCCCGCCTTGTTCGTTCTGATCGGGACCGCCGCCAAGCGGCTGCATGTTAAGGGGACGAAGCGGCGTATCACCTCCCTCAACCGGGTTTTCATCCTCCAAAGAACGGACCTTGTTGACAGTTCGCCAGCCGCCCTGGAGCGACATATTGTGGGCCTCGTAACGGCTCTTCATGTCGCCGCGCAACAGCCCGTCGAGCACGATCTTGGTATAGTATTCTTCGGGATCGGCTACCAAATCCCGATTGGCGGCCTGCTCCCACCGCGTGGCCAGCGGCCCGAGGGTGTAAATTACAAACTCCAGGGATTGCTGTTCGATGCTTCCTAGCGGGGCCGTGGTTTTGACCCCAATCATATGCGGCGAGACGCCGAAGAAACGACAGATTTCCTCCGCGCCAAACCCGCGTGCCTCAATCCACTGGCTGTCTCGGTTTGTGAGGCCCAGCTCGTGCAGTGCCATGCCGTCCTGTAGGATCGGCGGATTGCCGGCGTTTTCCGGTCCCGCATGTACTGCACGCCACCCACGGCGAAAGTTCGACTGCGCCTCGGGCGTAAACTTCCGTTCGGCCGGGCGACTGATCCAAAACGTCGGTAGGCCACCATTTTTGAACAGACTGGCGCCATGCGTCTCTTGCGCGATCGCCAGCCCCACGGCGTGGCGGGCGTATTCCAAAACGCTCACGCCGATAAGGCCGTTCATGGAGAGGCCGCGCACGTGGAATATACCATCCTGATCGTAGCTTTTCGGCTCGCCACTAGACAGGCGGTAGTGATAAGTGACTCTGGCGTTCTTGCTCTGCGTGACTGTCATGCGGTCGGGGTTGAGTGGGATCAGTTGCATCCCGTCCCCCGCGCCAATGATTTCGCAGTAGAAGTTACCGCGAAGACAGAGGTGGGCCACCCCCATCTCCCGCCATTCCATCGGCGTCTGCCAGCCGTTGGGGCGGTCGTGCAAAACCTTCCACAGATAGTTGTCAGGGGCGGTTTCCTTGGCGTTGTCGCCGGTGCGGCGGTAGACGCGAAACGGCAGCGAACCCAGCGACTCACGCAACAGGCGAATGCACCCGTAGACAGCCGAGACGGCCATCGCGTTATCGGGCTTCACCGCAATGCCCGCCGACGAAATTGAACCGACCGGATGATACCAAAAATCGTCGAGCGGTCCCGGAGGGCCGGCGAGCCGGCCGGGCAAAATGCTCAAAAGTGCGGTTGCGATCATTCGTAGTTTCCTTTCGTGCGGACGATTCCGACTCCAATGGCGACCGATGCTAGACCAATCACGCCAAGGCCGGCTGCCGGATGCAACAGCCACGCCCCGGCCGCGAGACAGGCCACACCCGCCAAAACCAAAACGCTTGCCCATGAATCTCTAGACATAAACCTCTTCCTCTGTGGATTGCTCGTCTTCCATGCCGATCTCATTGGCGTACAACACGCCGTGGTCCTCGTACTCGCTGCCTAAACCTTCATTGCGTTGCACCAGGTCCAGGGCCATGATCGCGGCGACAATGCCGTCGATTTTGCGATGGTCCTCGTTGGGCGGTTTGATGGGCCGCTTGTTCGCGTTCGCGTCCGTCTTCACCTGGACGTGGCCGGCCTGCCACGTGAGGATCGGATTTCCGTTGTGCCATAGCGCCTCGTGCATCAGCAGCCGCTCGTACTCGGCCGTCGGTCCCGCGAACTGCATGACGGTTTGGGAAAATTTGAACATCTCGACGCCATGCTCTTCCGACGCTGTCTTCGCGAGGTCAAACGCATAAGTGGCGTCGAAGGCAATGCCGCCAAGGTCGAACATCTGAGACGCCTCTACGATGGCTTGCATTACCGGGTCGTAATCCTCGCCGATAATCTCCAGCCAGCCGTCCCGCTTCCATTCCTCGATGTCGATTCGATCCTTGTAGACCTCGACTGCGACCTCTGGGAGCCAAAAGCGGACGAGTTGCTTGTAGATCGTTCGGCCGTCCTCTTCGCACGGGAAGATCAGAGCGAAGGCGGTCATGTCGCGCGTACGCGAAAGGTCGATCCCGCCGAAACACATTTGCCCACGAAGATCATCGGCGCTGTAGGAACGCGCATTTCGCGCCCAGGCGTCGGGCGACAGCCACGGATTTGTGGCCTTCTGCCAGAGATTGAGCGTATACCGCTTGAACGACGCTTCCTCGCTCAATCGCCCCTTAGCGGCCGCCACGTCTTCTGCGAGGGCTTCAGCCGTGAAGGTCGCCCCAAGGCTGGGGTTTGCTTTGGCCCATGTCGGTTCAATGGTCCAATCATCCTCCGGCGCCGCTTCATAAATCAGGGGCAACAGCGAATCGTCACGGATCGAACCCGACAACACGCCGCGAGCTCGCTCCAATTGCTGGTAGCAAACCGACTGGTCATCGTCGCCGGCCGTGGTGATGATGAATTGCAACGGGTTTGTGCGGGCGCGAAAACCGTACCGCAGCGCGTCCCATGCCTCCCGACCTCGCCAAATATGCAACTCGTCGATAATACAGCAATGAATCTGCCGGCCTTCCATCGTTCGCGGATTCGCGGCCAAGGCCCGGTAGTAGGAGTTGGTTGCACCATAGCCGATGTTGCGAGTGGAACGATTGATTTTCAGGCAGGCGGTAAGCTGTTCCGAGGCGTCGGCCATGTGAATGGCTTCGCCGTGAACGATGGACGCCTGATCCTGGTCGCTCGCAACAGAGTAGATTTCCGCCCCCGCCTCGCCGTCGGCGCAGAGCATGTAGAGTCCGATGCCGCTGGCGAGGGTTGATTTTCCGTTCTTCTTTGGAATCTCGACAAACACCCGGCGATAGCGGCGCGTGCCGTCCGGCCGAACCCAACCGAACAGTGGCATAATGAGTTCGTCCCGCTGCCAGGGCAAAAGGTCGAATGGTTTGCCTGCCCACTGACCCTTGGAGTGGCGAAGGAACTTTGGAAAGAACTCAGCGGCGTGGAGGGCAAGCCGCTCGTTGAACCGACAGCCGGCGTGAAAGGCCAACTGGTCTG